CGCCCTTTTGCTGGTATCGCCATAGGTACTTAATAGCGCATGCCTTGCAATGACCCGCAAATGCTTCCTTGGACATGCTTGCCTCAATCGCGTCGATGCACTCAATGTCCCCTTGATAATGGGCTGGGTGGTTCACCATATCCTCATTTTTGCTCAAACCTAGATTTAATTCTGCCACCTGCTGGAAATTGTCAGAAGAATCACCATGCATTTTTTCCATGGTAGAAACTGGTCTTGGTTCAATGGCGGGGTGATCTTTTTGTAGTTCTTTCCACTTACTCATTTTTATCTCCGTATTTCTTGCGTAAGTAATTCAGGCTGACTGGCAATTCATCGCAACCACCGTCTGCCACCTCGTGCAGCATCCAGATTCCACGCCATGACAAATTAGTCTGCGGGGTAAGGTAGTCCTCATGGCCTTGGTAAAAGATGCCAGCAAACAACCCCATAATGTTGGTGCCATCAGCTCTCCTGCCATAGGCAATGTCTCGATCCTGGACGTGGCCCATAACGCAGGTCTGCATCTTTTTAGTCATCATGCTGCGGGCACTGGCTACTGGTCTGCCCATGATCCCTGATGTGAAGTAATGCGAGTAGCAAATGCCATCTATAACTGCCACCTCTAGGAAATCGTACACCTCCCAGCCCATCTCTTCTAGCTTCAGGTCATGGTAGCCGATCAACCCCTCTAGCTTCTCATCGCCCTCAATGGCCCGTTGTATCCGTTGCTCGTGGTTCCCAAGGGTGAACACCATGCGAGGGTTCCAGCGTTTATGCTTGTTGGTAATCAGGCGTTGCTGCTCTGTGCGGATAGGCTCAAGGAATGTCTCCATTGCTGCAATCCCTGCCTCCACATCATCGGTGTATCTCCTGCCAGCAAATGACTTCTTGCCAACATCCCATGACGATAGAGAGGGCATATCAAAGTGGTCGCCTATATGAATAATTACATCTGGCTTCTTGTCCACCGCGTACTGTCCTGCCCAGCGCAGGTGATCAATCGGGTGTCCAGGTTTGACTTGTGTATCGGGTATGATGAGATGCTTCATATTTTCTCCATAAAAAAAGCGCCACTAAGGGCGCTCTAAATCGTCTTTCGCTACTGCACATAGCCCACAGACTACGAATACTATCATATAAATCAACACTTTAACCACCACCCATATCCAATGAGCCGTTATTATAAAGACTCTACGGATGGTCACAAATGTATTAGGCTTATCCATTACATGCCTCTCAGTAATGGCCCGTTTATCTGCCACAGGTGGGCCAGACCTGCTACACAGGGAGAGGAAACTCCCTTGGCTAAAACGGTATGTCTTCAGTGATTGGTGCAGCGGTAGGGGCAGCGGTAGACTGCGCGCCATCGGTGTAAAATACTTTCACATTCCCCAGAATGGGTGGGCGTTCCTCACCTGCCTCGCGCTCTTCTTTACTCTGCGACTGAGCTATAAACCCGTTGTTCTCGTACTGATCCTGCTGGTCAGTGTCGATGAACGTGGTCATGTTCAGGTAGGTGGCGGTGCTGCCATCCTTCTTGGTTACTTGGGTCATACGAGACTTGTCGATTTTGGTCACGTCGAGTGACACTGATACACCTATCTTCATTGTAAGTTCCTCACTTCGGAAATTATTTCTGTTACGGCCAGTATAACCTGTTCGGCCAGCTTGTCGATGAACTCTTGGTTGCGCTCAACACGCACGATAAAGGGTTTCATCTCTGGGTGGTAGGACATAAAGTCCCACCAATCACGCTCAGTTATCCACATACACCCTTGGACTTGAGCATAATGCTTTGACGGGCACACTCCTTTCCTGCTCCATTCTATATGATTGTGGGGTGCGGGGCACTTGATCTCTATGCCGCCATCTCCCACCAAACCATCAGGGCTACAGCCGAACTCACCTGAGTTATCAAGTATGAATCCTACCTCCTCGACCTCAGTATCGGTAATCAGCTCGTACATTGCCCTTGCGTCTGGCTCCAACTCATTGCCCCTGGTCATCCATTCGGACACAAATACAGGCTCCGAGTACCCCAATATCCTTTCAGCGATCAGGGTGTTGATGTACCCATCAGCAGAGGAGCTTGGCTTGCCAGTGGCGGTGATTAGTTTATGGAACTGACTAGCACTAGGCCGTCCTAGCCTAGCGTCCAGCCATTCCTGACTACCCTGTTCAGCTTGCAGTATTTGCATCAGCTTTGCGCTTCAGTGCTGACAGTGCCTGATCAAACTGCACCGCCCGCATTTGGTCAACAGTAGAGCACTTGAATACCTGACAGAACTTCTCAACGTCACTCTCAGTAATCTCCAGAAGGGATTTGATCTGCGCTGCTTGCTCACTCGTCACGACAGCATCCTGTACTGCTGCTGGCAAGTCTTCACCGGCATACAAGTAGATTCCTAGACCATGCATGGCAATTGCCTTCACCAAGCATCTCATACGGGCATCAGATATGTCCCTCGCTGTAGGCAGCACGATAGCCTTGTTCCGGTTATCCATCACTGGCAGCCACATCGTATGCGTTGCACCTTTGACGGTGACAGACACAGAGACTTCAACTGTATCGCCACACAATGTCATCGGATCGCTAAACGTGTAAGTCGAGTCGGGGTAATGCTCCATCAGCGTTTGCCATGCCCATGCCCACGACAGATAGGATAGGTTGCCCTTCTTCTCTACATGCTTGCTACAGTCGATAGCCGACAGAGTCTTCCATACGCTCATGACTTCACCTTCCAGATGCGGTAGCCTTTCTTCTCAGCACGGCCAACCGCCTTGAAGCCCTCGCATATGTCTACATAATAACGGAAGTAATGACCTTCCTTGTGATCTTTAAGCAGCACAGAGTCGCCATGCCGCATCTTTTTAGCTACAGATTTAGCGTCAAGAACGCCAGGTATTGGGATGTTTTTATCAATTTTCATAATTATTCTCCTAACATTTGTTGTATTGTTTTGAAGGTAGCGCATTCAGCAGCAGCGTATGCGTCACCATATCCTCGCTCATACTCGTCAGAGTCATCGAGAGCCTCATAGCCGTGGATGTAGTCAAACTCACCACGCTCATAATCTGTCATGTTGTCGTACATAGATTGTAGAACGTGGTCATTGTCATCGCACGGAGAGCCAGTGCGTTGGGGGGATTCGCAGTTAAACATAGTCTTTCCTCTTTGTGTGTGTGCTGTCTATTTTACATAAGTTGTTACGAGATGCAAACTTTTCTTGTAAATTAATTTTATCGTGGTTATGATGCAACTTCACTCAACAGGAGAAATACATGGACATCAACAAAAGCATCAATCACTTTATGGAATCCCAGCAGTTTATCCAGGCTGATCTCAGTAGGGAGTCAAAGCTGCACCCATCTACTATTAGTTTAATCCGGAACGGCCACCGTTCACCAAGCTGCGCGACACTGCAACAACTGGCTGACATGTTCGGAGTCAAGGTATCAGAGTTCATCGCGGCGGGTGAGTGAGATGGATAAGCCATCGTACTACGCTATCCTGACTGCTGATGTGAGGTATGACAAAACCCTGAAGCCACTGGCTAGGCTGTTGTTCGCAGAGATTACAGCTTTGTGCAACAAAGAAGGTTATTGCTGGGCCAGCAACCAATACTTTGCTGATCTGTATGAAGTGGACAAGACAACTGTGAGCGGATGGATAGGACAACTCAAGACCCGAGGATACATCACCGTACAACTGGAGTACAAAGAGGGTAGCAAGCAAATCCTCAATAGGTATATAAAAATTAATGGGGAGGGTATAGACGAAATGATCAATACCCCTTCACAAAATGATGTATACCCTATTGACCAAAAGACTAAAGTTAATACTACAGTTAATACTAAAACTAATATTACAGTTAATAGTGTAGGCGATTTTGATTCTTTTTGGCGTTTTTATCCACGTAAAGCGGGTAAGGAGGCGGCCAGGAAAGCATGGGCAAAGCTACGACCTGATGAGCATATCATGCAGATGATCGCTGATAACGTGAAAGAGAGGGTGGAGAAGGGTGAGTGGCGCAAAGATAACCAGTCATACATCCTCCATGCCAGTACCTATCTGAATCAGAAGCGCTGGGAAGATGAAGTCCTTGAACAACATACACAAACAAGAACCAACCCTGAGTCTATCAAGTCAGTGTCTGTCATGGACAAACTGGGTGATAGATCATGGGCAGACTAGGAGAAGATGATGATCACTGAAATCGCTAAGCAGTACAATGGCGGAAACAAGAATCACGAGAACCGCAAGGCCGTTAAAATTAAATACATCGGGCATGAACACAAGACCTTAGTTAACGGTGAACACTACACGTACAAGGAATTAGCTGTGGCCGCTGGCGTGTCTACACATGCTATCAAGTCGCGTATTAAAAGCGCGATGATTGACTACCCGAAAGGAACGCGAGTTGCCACCGACAACTGTGTCCGTCCTAAGCAGGATAAACCTTTTAGCGGAGGCAGGGGCGGGAGCAAGAAGCACAAACAAATGCAGCTTAATATGCCGCGCTGCGAAACTCCAAGTGAGGCTCTGATGGCTAAGTGGTTGAGTAGGAGGCTGTAATGGGTGAAGCGTATACAGTAAACAGCGAGTCTAAGAAGGAATCGTTCAAAGAGTTTGTCGATGAGCTGTACACAAAGAAGCCGTACATCACGTTTACCTATCAGCATGGGAAGCCGCGCACCCCTGCTCAGAACAATGCCATGCACGTTTTCTGCCAGCAAATAGCAGATAGGTGCAATGCAGCAGGGTACTGGTACACAGTGAGCAGTCAGATACTCAAGGCAGACATCGAGACTCCTTGGACTAAGGAGAGGGTAAAGAAGTTGATGTGGATGGCTGTTCAACAGGCTATGTACCCTGATACTACGTCAACGAGAGACTTGACTACTGAGCAAATGATTAAGGTTGCTGATACACTTGCTGTACACTTAAGTGAAACCCATGACATTTACGTTAAGTTCCCTACTAAGGAAGACATTGATGGCAATAAGACGAGACGCGGCTGACAAATGGTTTAGCGATGTGGTCAGGAAGAAGGCTGGCTACGTTTGTGAAAACTGTAACAAGACTGGGGCCAGGATGGAGTGCGCCCACATCTACGGGCGGGCAGCTAAGTCTGTACGCTGGAGTATGGATAACGCACTGTGTCTGTGCCACTACTGCCATATGAAGTTTACCGCTAACCCCTTTGAGTTCACCGCATTCTGCATTGATAAGTTTGGGGCTGGGCACATGGAGATGCTGCGAGAGAAGTGGAATGTACTGATGCCCACGACCAAGAAGTTACGCGCTGAGATAGCCAAACACTATAGAGAAGAGTTTAAGAAGCTAGATGAAGATGAAAATTACGAGCCAATATCGTATAATTGACAACTAAAAATTGGAGACTGTTATGTCTACTGGATTTATAGCTGAGTTAATTAGGAAGTGTGACCACAACCAACTGACGGATCACAAGCAAACACTGTTCAACATCATTGAATCTGTGCTGTATCTGGATGCCAAGCAAGCTGATGCTAGAGAACAGCTAGACCAACTGTGGTCTGACCTAGAGGCAGAGATAGAATTATTGAGTGAGCCGCCAGATGAGGCACAATTAGGTTTGCTTAATCCTACATTTGATGTAGA